ACCCGGACGCTTTCAAACTCGCCACTACCCGCAATGGAAAAACAGTGACGTATGCCACCGAACCTCCAAAACCTTAAACCGTGGCCTAAAGGAACATCTGGTAACACCGGTGGACGTCCAAAAAAGCCGCTCCAGATCGCCCTTGAAGCGGAGCTGGACGCCAAGCCGGAACTCCTGCGGGCGATGGTGCAAAAGGGCTTGAAGATGGCATTGGAAGGTGACTTCCGATACTGGGCGGCAATCTGGGACCGGCTGGACGGTAAGGTGACGACGAATATCGAAATCAGCGACAAGCCCCAAATCGACTGGGCGGCCCTTGATAATGAGTGCGACACACCACCGCGAAAAACAACTGATCCCAAAGGGATTAAACCGCTTCCTGCAAGCAGCAACACCAGCTCACCAGTGGTCACCAGATCACCTGGCGGAATGTCGCCGGGCTCTGGACAGGGTGACGACCGGTGAAACCAAGCGGCTCATGTTGTTCCTGCCGCCTCGTCATGGCAAGAGTGAACTAGCCACAATCCATTACGCCGGTTACAGGTTGTTACTAGACCAGAGTTTAAGGGTGATCGTAGGAGCCTACAACCACTCTCTGGCATGTACTTTCAGCCGACAAACGAGACGCATCGCCAAGGAATTCGGTTTTGAATTCAGTGACGACCAAAACAAGCAAAATCAGTGGTCGTCTGAACACGGCGGCGGGCTTTATGCGGTCGGCGTAGGATCTGGTGTGACCGGCTATGGTGCCGACTTGGTGATTATTGACGATCCAGTGAAGTCACGAGCTGAAGCCGAATCACCGACCTATCGAGCCAGGGTGATGGACTGGTATCAAAACGACCTCTACACACGCCTTCACCCAGGTGCGGCAATCGTCTTGATTATGACCCGCTGGCACAGCCTCGACTTGGCTGGCCAGTTGCTGGAACAGGCCAATGACGGTGGTGAGCAGTGGGAAGTGGTTAGTCTCCCCGCCATCGCTGAAGAGGATGACCTGATCGGTCGTCAGCCCGGTGAAGCACTGTGGCCAGAACGATATTCCGTGGAAGACTTCGACCGGATCAAAAAGACCGTCGGTTCTTATGCCTTTTCCGCTCTCTATCAACAGACACCCACGCCCCGTGATGGCGGGTTCTTCAGGCCGGAGTGGTTCAAGATCGTCGATGCTGCTCCGATCCCACCCAATTCCAACTCATGCCGAGCATGGGACACAGCCGCCACGGTCGGCGGTGGTGATTACACTGCCGGTGTGTGGATGTGCAGGACCGGTGACATCTACCGAATCAAACACGTTTCGCGGGGGCAATGGTCGCCTGCTACCCGTCGCACAATTCAACGCCAGATCGCTGAGACTGATGGTCGCGAAACGGTGGTCCACCTGGCACAAGACCCCGGCTCCGCTGGTGTCGATCAGGTCCAGCACGATACCCGCAATCTGATCGGTTATGGCGTGATCAGCAAACGGCCAACCGGTTCCAAGGAAGTGCGGGCCATGCCGATGGCGGCTGCGTTTGAGTCTGGTTCTATCGAGCTGGAAAAAGGCGACTGGAACCGTGATTTCATCGACGAGCTGTGTTCATTTCCAACCGGCAAACATGATGACCAGGTTGATGCCGCTGCCGATGCGTTCAGCTATTTGAGTTCCGTACAACCGTTCCGATGGGTGTCTTGACCACTATGCCAACACTGTTTGACAACATCAAAAACCGATTCACCAAGTCTCTGAGAACCGGTGTCGCTGCTAATACGGCTGATATTGCCGCCTCGTCATGGACTGTGGACATGATGACGGGCTTGTCCAACGACTACATGACCTTGGCACGCCCGTTCGCTCAGGTGAGCGTGGTTCAGGCAGCGATTCAGGCGATGCGGCGCAATGCCACCAAAGCCATAATGCAGGTGGGCTATTGGGACGAGGACGGCGGGTTTAAGCCGATTGATCACCCATTGCAATACCTCTGGCAACGCCCTAGCCCCGGCGAATCGGATGCGACCGTTCTGGAGCACCTGTACACGAGCCTTTGCGACACTGGCAACGCCTATGTACAAGTCATCACCAACACCGCTGGCAATGCGGTGACCGAGCTGATGCCGATCCCGGTGCCTTGGGTCATGCGACCGGTCATGGGTGAGAGTATCAACGAAGTGATCGAATATCCGGTCATGGGCAGCGATTGGGGCCGGTCGTACAATTACACCGTTCCAGCCGAACTGATGATGGCATTCCGCCAAGGTCGTTCATCTTATGCCCAAAATCGGGGCGTTTCGGTACTCGATTCGGTCGTGGCTGAAATGGCATTGGTCAAGATAATCGGCCAATACGAAACCACTGTGCTATCCCGATCCGGAGTGCCATCGCTGATCGTCTCGCTCAAAACGGTAGGCAACCTATCCGATTTGCAATTGTCGCAAGTTCAATCTGACTTGGCACGGGCGGTGAGCGGTAAAGCGGTGGGCAGGCCATTCGTCGGAACATCCGAAATGGATATCAAATCACCCGGCTTTTCACCAAAAGACCTATCCGTCAGCGAAATGGCCGATTTAGCCACCGCTCGCATCTGCGGCGTGTTAGGATGGGCACCTATGAGCTTGAAACAGCCTGACACGGGCAAGACTTACAGTAACTTGGTTGAGGCCAATAAAGCATCATGGCGGGACGCGGTGATCCCGTTCCTCGACTTGGTGGCCGGTGAGCTGACTCGACTGGTGCAAACGCTTCCCATTGCCTGCGGGGGCATCACATCCCAACCTAATCCAGAGTTGTGCGTGAGGTTCGACACGGCGCAAATCGAAGAGCTGTCAGTCGATCGCAAAGCACTGATGGACATCGCCACGGCTGGTGTCGGTGCAGGAATCTTTACCGTCAACGAAGCGCGTGCCACTTTGGGACTCGGTGAGCTGGAGGAAGTTCCGGCGGTTGAGGCTGTGGAGCCTGATGGACCTGCGGGAACCGAGACACCTGAAGCGGAAATGGAGGTTGAATAATGGCCGGATCATACAACCTTGAGATTGAGGCCGGTGCGTCATTCAATCGGACGCTCACATGGACGGCGAACGGCACGGCTGTGAACCTGACTGGGAGCAGTGCCAGGCTGATGGCCAGGACCTCCTACAGCGATGCGAACACCACCCTGAACCTAGCGACGCCTTCAGCCTGTTTGTCTATCAGCAACGCGACGGGTGGACAGATTGCGATTGCAATTGATGCGGTCACAACTGCCAACCTGGTTGATGGTGTTTATGATCTTGAAATCGTAACTGGAAGTATCGTTCAAAGGCTTATTTCAGGCACTTTAACCGTATCACCGGAGGTGTCCCGTGGCTGATACAGTCCTGATAACGGGTGAAAAGACTGTCACGGTCGTCACGGTGGGGGCACAGGGGCCAGCCGGTGTGACTGGCTCGTCAGTGCCTGCGACGACCACTACCCTCGGCGGCGTGATCGTCGGGGCCGGGCTATCAGTCACCGGCAACGGCGTGCTTTCGGCTAATGGCACGGCGAATCTGCCTTTTGCCAACCTGACTGGCCTTCCTGCAACGTTGGCATTACACGGCATCACCGATGGGCTGACAGCAGCCACGGCAGCAGCGGTTTACGCTCCAATTGCAACCACCGTCACGCTGACTGGCACGCAAACGCTCACAAACAAGACGATATCATCCGGCCAAATCACCGGCCTCGCACCATCGGCCACAACAGATGCTACAAACGCCAATAATATCGCGAGTGGCACACTTGCAAACGCTCGCTTGGGTGTCTCAAATAGCACCCTGACCTATTCGGCAAATACAACGTGGTCAGCGGATTACCTCAAAGTGGCAACATTGCCGCTCACCGGCGCATGCAATTTGACGATATCAGGACTGTCAGCCGGTGGGACATACAATTTAATCGTCAAGCAAGATGCAACTGGTTCAAGGATTGTGACATATGCGACGGCCGTCAAGTGGTCAGCAGGCACAGTTCCGGTGCTCTCCACGGCGGCAAATGCAACCGATATTGTGTCGTTTATATATGACGGTACAACACTGTTTGGCACGGCCCTGAAAGGCTTTGCTTAATGCTTATGCCATTCGCATTTCAGCAGGGCGGAACCGTGGGCGCGTGGACACCCGCATCCCTCACGCCATCTGTGCTTTACGGCTGGTACAAGGCGGATGCGGGCGTTCCCGTCTCCACTGACGGTGCAAGTGTGGGGTCCTGGGCTGATCAGAGTGGTAATGGCAATAATCTGATTCAGGGCACCGCGATCAATCAGCCAACATTCAGGACGGCGGCGAACGGTGTCAACGGCATTCCGGTGTTGCAATCGGCAGCGAGCACGACAAAACAAGAGTTTGTCAACACTGGTTTTCCCGGTGGATCTGGCTTCTCGCTATATGTCGTGATGCGGATGCTGCCAACACGGTTAGGGGCATCGGGTGCTTATGGTGTCGGTGGAGCTGGTACGGATTCGATTCACCACCAGTGTCAGGGCGGGTATCAAATTGGATCGGGAACAGTCGTACAAAACAGGGGCAGTTTTGGCCTTGGTGCGTATTCGACCAATTACTCGGTGCAAAAGGTGTCGCACGGGTCTGGATCGGGTTTTGCATCATCCAAGTCCACCTTTAATCCACTGCTAACCTCATCCGCTTTTGCCGCCGGAACCACTCCTGCAAACGGATTCCAGATTGGATCGAATTTCAACGGTTCGTGCGGGTCACAGATTGCCGAAGTGATTGTCTGCACCAGAGACCTGACAAGCGGTGAGGAAATCAGCCTGGACGCCTATTACCGCTCGCGTTATGGGTTTGGGCTGGTCTACGGCACTGATAATCCGGTCGCGGGTAGTGCTCTCTGGATCGACGGTAGCCGATGGGACAAACTGTTTAGCAATTACGGTGTCACGGGCGTAATTAACGACAATGACGCTATCAGGCAGGCAAATGATCTGTCCACTAACGGACTGAATGCGACGCAAACGACTGACGCATTAAGACCAACATACCGAACGCCTTACGATATCTCGACAGCGATGTCGATCACCAACGGCCTGTCAGCGATCCAGCATAATAGTACGGGCTGGTATCTCACCACCGCATCGGCCTCGCTCGGCGAGTACACGGCGTTTGCGGTCATGACAAGTGGCTGGGCCGGAACCAATTACCGGGCTGTGTTCGGCCACGACTACAACTCGTCAACCGGGATCGGCCAGGCACTGATGGCAACCGGATCGGCGTTACAGGACTGGCAGGCGAATTACCTGTTCGCTGCCGGATACGGGTATCCAATGACGCACAATCCACGCGCCATGGGACCGCACGGAACGCTTGCAAGTGGATCGGCACAGCTAATCACAGCCGTAATCGGATCGGCAGGTTCGACCGTACGACTCAATGGTACGTCAGTAACCACAATAGCAGGCAACTTAGCCGTCACAGCGACATCGGCGGCTTATTACATCGGCAACAGTGGCCCGCTGAACGATTACCACGATGGCAAGACCTGCGAGACAATCATCTATCCAAGGCTTTTATCTGGCTCCGAGATATCGCAGGTTGAAGCCTATTTAAAGGCGAAATGGAATACACCATGACCCCCATAAACATCTATTTCGCCATCTTGCCACAATCACGCGAAACCTTCGCAAGTTGCTTCAGCGGAAATATTGATGAGGCTGGCATTAGGTTGCGAGAAGTTGCAACTGGTGCCGAATGGTGGGGGGCAAATGGCAATTACTACGTCGAAACCGAGATTAACCGCCCATGCTTGATTACTGCTCAAGCGTGGTATATGGCTATAAACAGCGGGATCATCGTTGAAGGCAACCTTCCCGGCATCGTTTTGGGCGATCCAGATCCCGGCTTTAATGCATTCTTAAACCTCTGTGGAATGGAAATGATTCGATGATACTCGCCACCCTCGCCACGCTCCTGCTCGCCTTCGCCCCGCC